ATATAAATCTCCATTAGTTATAAAGAGATTATATTAGTTATACCTACCATTATGCAAGGTTCATCTTACGTAAAGCGCTTACATACTGCGCTTTAATTGTTTCCCACTCATCAGAGGTAAATCTATAATGAAATTCATATGATTCTGAAAAGAGTTTAACACGGTTTGAAAGCTTTTGCAACTCCCAATATCTGCCATGTATTTGTCCATACCACTTTTGAGTATCCTTACTCATGATATGAGTAAAAGTATCAATAGAAAAAATTAAGTTATGAACATGATTATCGTTGATTTTGATTGCGAGGTGGACGTGACGAGTTTTTGGATTGATTTGGATTTTGGTTTGATCTTTGAACATTCTTTTTCTTTCGGTTGTTACGAACTGCGTTACGTTCATCGCGTATGAACTTTTGTTCTAATTGAGCACGTTTCTTTTCCCAACGCTTCCGACCAGCTTTTTCAGCTAATCTGCGTTCTTCACCTTTTGAACGAAAAAAACGTCTATCGCGAAGTTCCTTACCAAGTCCTTCAGCTAACATCTTCTTTTTCATAATACGTAAGGCTTTGCCTACATCATTATTCTTTACATATATCTTCATTCGCATTTCAGATGATGAAGCAGACATAGTTCAAATTTCCTGAAAAGTACTGCATACAAAATAATTCTTCCTCTTTGGTTAAATGTGTGCTAATTATATTAGCTCTAATATTCATATCTTTTAAAAACTTCTTTAGATTGTTTTTTATCTGGATTTGAAGGGCACATTCCACATATCCATTCATCTTCATTTTTAAAAAATTGTTCAATCTTCGTTTTAGAATCAGTTGGTGAAATACCTTTATATTTTGAATAAGGCTTCCAGTCTGGATCTTCTAAAAGATTGTATTTTGATAAAAAGTCATTTAAATAAGTAATAGCTCCACATTTGTGAAGCTTGCCATGGTACAGTTGAACGCTATGTTTTGATACACAATTTTCCCAACTTTCTCGTGGCTTTTCATCCTTATAGGGTTTAGCTGTATAACCATTTCCAGTATAAGTTTTATACCAATGACCGCGCATATCTCTTATTTCTACTTCAAGACCGTCGTAGTCAAAAACAGTTCTAAACCAAGTTTTCATCTTTACAGTTGAGTTCCCCCAGCTATTTAGATATTGTAACTCATTTTTGAATTTTTTTAAATAACTTTTTTCACTTGAGTGAAGCGTGATTACTAACACACAGTTATTTTTTCGTAGGGCATCTTGTAACCAACCTTGTTTTGAAAGAGTAAATCCGTTTGTAAATAGTTTTATAGTAGAATCAGGAAACAATAATCTATAATCTTCCATTATTTTAGAACACTCTTTATTTAAAAGAGGCTCTCCTCCTAAAAGATTTACTCTTTCAGGCTTTACTATCTTTGACCACGGTTTTGCCCAGTCGTACAGCGTTTTTCTTGAGAATATTTCTTGAAAACCGTAGTTTGACCAATGATTACAACCGTCACAGTTTAAGTTGCAGCGATTTGCTATATGAACGTCAAGCATATAGCACGATATAAGTTTATTTTTTATTTCGTTTCCAAACATTTTTATTTTTTATAATTTCAGGCTTTGATGGACACATCCCACAAATATCTTCAGGGTTTCTGTAGGTATCAAACCATTGAGAGCGTGCTTCTTCTGAAGCTTCTTTTGATAATTTAATATAGTTATCTCTATAAGGTAGCCATTCTGCTGCATCATCAAGTGTTTCAATAAAATCTGATAAAAATGCAGCTTGTGGACATTTGTATAATTTTCCTTTGTAAAGCTGAGTACAGTGATCCCACCTACATATAGTGTGAGCCTCTGTTGGATCAGAATGATAAGGTTTAAAATCTTTTGTGTACAATCTGTTCCAGTTTGTTACCATATTACGTAATTCTATTTTAACACCTTGAGTTTCATACACTTTTGCAAAAGACACAATAGACTTCTCAGTTCCTGAAATAGTTTCATTTCCTAAAAAATTAAGTATAGCTGCCATTAGTAAGTCTTTATACTTTTTTTCAACAGAATGAACACTAATCACTAAAATACAGTTAGTATCTTTTAGAGTTTTTAATAAATACTTATGTTTATTCAGTAATAGTCCGTTTGTAAATAATCTGAGATCTGTTTTTGGAAAAGCATCTCTACAGTGTGTTATAATTTTATCTAAGTTTTTTATTAAAAGAGGTTCTCCCCCCAAAAGCTGAAGTCTTATAGGATTTACATATTGTTTCCAATAGGTTACGTCTTCTATTAGATTACTCTCAAGCAAATCAGTGCCCTTAATTTTTGCAAGATTAGAGTAAGAATTACAACTTTCGCACCCTAAATTACATTTTAAATTAGTTATTATATTTAAAACATCCACATCTTTAGGATACTGCATTAGCAATTCTTTCGAGTTCTTCATCTGTTAAAAAATGGTGCGAGGGTAAATGAACCAAGTTATCGACAAAGTGCGACACTTTTGGAAGATGTTTACGATTTTTGTAGAAAGGAAAAGAATTAACTGGTTGTTTAAACATTGTTCGCGCTAAACACTTAACCTCTTGAAGACGTTCCAAAACACCCACAACCTCTGTTGAAGGAACAAACATTGAGAATCGTTCCCAAATATAATTTTTTCCTGGTATAGATTTATAGGGAAGATTATCATTATACCAAGTAGCAACCTGTCTTCGACGCTCTCGATACTGATTTTGTTCAAAAAGTTCTATCTCTCGCAAAAGAACTGCACAAGAAGTAACGTCCATAAAACTCTTTGTACCAATTTGTACAACTTCTCGATTCTTATTAGTGCCGTGTGCTTGAAGTTCAAAGAACTGTTCATGCAATTCAGGAAAACGAGTAGCAATTGCGCCTCCTGACCCAAGTGTTCCAGGAAATTTTGTAAAATCAAAAGAGTAGCATACAGCATCTGATGCAGTTCCTGGTAAGTAAGAGTAAGGCTCTCCCATAACAAAAGCAGGAGCTGCGTCTTCTATAATTCGTACTCCGTAGTGGTCACAAATCGAAGAAATTTTAGATACATCTACTATTGTACCAAAATTATGAACTACAATAATAGCTGCTGGAGCTTCTTTACGAATCATTGTTTCTAATTCGTTTAAATCTATATTACCTGTTTCATCTATATCACAAAAATCTGTTTCACGACCCATAATAGTCGGAGCATTAGCAAAAGCTCTCCAGCCATAGGCTGGAACAATTATACGATCTCCTAATTTTGTTAGACTTTGAATACAAATTTGCAAAGCATCTGTACAGCAATCTGTCCAACACCAGTAAGGAATGTTTGTGTAAGGCATTACTTTTTTAACAAGTTGTTGTTGAACAGGAGCTAACTCTCGACCATCTTCAGCCTGCCATGGATGATCCATGTGATCTGAAATTGCTCGCAGATAATCTACTTTATGTGTTTCAATACGTTTTTTATGGGGAATAAAAGATATAGCTTTTGGCACTACACGCCAACAATTGTTTTAATCCAGGTTACAACTTGATTGTGATCACGTTTTGCATGTTTAGTTTGCATTCGTGCACCATCTTTAAAAATCATTATACAAGGCATGCGGGTGGGGGTTTTAGAATAGAGAGCAAGACGAGCATCTTCATGAGTAGCTTGTTCTGTGGTTACTTCAGGAATTGAAATATTTATTGCCTGTTCCTGCTCACTCATATATTGTTGAGTTAAGGAATCAGAAAATAACACAATTTTATAGCTCGGCATTGAGATGATCCTTTATAGCTTGTAATTCAGTTATGATTTGTTTGAGTTCGTTTCTCAGTTCAGTAAGCTCTTGGTGCAAAAATCGGATATCGCCACCAAGATCATTGGCAAGCTCATGAATTTGCCCATGAACGTCTTTCACTTCCATTCGAACGTATTTTTCAGTTGCATACATGTCTTTATTTTACTATAATTAATCAATAAGTCAAGAGTTTTATGACTTGTTACCATTCAAATATAATAAGGAACGACTATGCACAAACGTCCCACCCTTCAAGAGGCAAAACTCTTTTTAACACAACACTCACCTGATACAATACGCGAGTATGAACAGCTTGTAGAATCACACGGTGAATTCTTTGCTGCTCGATTCATTGTTGATATTGTAGATCACTTTAATCACTTACATGAGAAGGCAATCAATGGTTAGATCAACTCCCAAATTTTCACCAGGCGGATACTCTGTTTGGTCAGTAAAACGAACTCTTCGCGAGGCTATCAATGTCGCTCGATACTCACCTTGGTGTGCAGTTGAGTGGATGGACGAAGCCAAAAATCGCATATCTTTGGAAAACCCTTTATTTGACGAGTTTGATGAAGCTGCTGAACGCATTAATGCTCTGTGGCGGTCATACGAACGAATGCACTGGTATGAGGCTCGTGAGTTTTGGCGACGTGGAAAAGTAGTAATGCCTCCACAACGCATTAAAACCTTTGGCGAAGTGACTACAGCACATACTGCCAAATCAATTCAAGATTTATTTAAAATTTAATGTTGCCATTCGGCACAATCTTTGCTATTAATAAGAGGTAAAAAATGTTTTTTAAGTTGACATCGCGCAACGCATATCGTGATTTAGTTCGTAACAGCCGTCGCATCTGCGTTGCTGCAATTAGTGACCAAGAGAAAAGCTCCGCTTTTCAAGAGCTATACACACTACTTCAGGGAAAGTTAGACGAAACTGAACGTTCACTTAACTCGCAGCCAGCTTATGCACAACGTTGTGAACACTGGAACCAGCGTGAGATTCGCTCGATCAAACCTGTCACGAATAAAAATAACCCTTGGCTTAGATTTAAACGTGAGTTTGTTGACGCTATGAGCCAAGATGCTGAGTTTCACGCGAAGCGTGTGTCTACAGCTCTGGCGTGGTTCTACGCTGATCCTTGGAAGGATGATTGGATTCGATGACTCCTGATGAAGCTGCTGAACTAGTATTCAGAATTATAGGTGGAATGCCTGTAGAAGTATTTGATGAAGATGATGGTTCTGTTTGGGAAAATGAACAATGGGAACTTGTGTCACCACGTCGCGAAGGCGACTTTGCTGGGTCACGCGCTATCGGTTCTGCCAATCTAGTTACCGCACTTAATCTCATTCATCAAAAAATACTCATCCATCGCTCGGAGAGCGACATCACTTCAAGCTCGGACACATCGTTGTCCCTATTCAATGTAGCCATGAAACAGCTTCAAGATAACCGTCTTGTACGCCGCAAACCTGCTAAAGTAAGAGAAACTTTTCAAATTATCACCGCTAACACCAACGTATCATAGAGGACTAAATGGAAAAAGCACTTCAAGAAGAAATTCGTAAAGAAATTAACCGCATTGTAGATTTGATGATTCAAGCTGACTCAATTCGTGAATCTATCGCAGAACTAAAAAAAGATATTAAAAATGAGTATGGACTGCCTGTGACAACGATCACAAAAGTAGCTACTATTATTCGTAAACAAAATCTTGAAGAAGAAGAACAAAAATGGGAAGAAATTAAAGAGTGGGTTGATGCCTGTTCGTGATTTTATCCACGAAGACTGGCAAGATTGTATACAAACTTATACTAACGAACTGGTCAAAAAGAATATCCAGCCTCTATTGAAACATATAGAGGCTAATTCTTTCTCTGATCCTAATCATCAAAACAGAATAATTTGTAATTTAAATGGAAAAACTGCTGTTTTACTTGAGCAAGGAGATGTTTATGATTGGCACTCTGACTCTTTTTCTTTTGAAGGTAGGCAATTATCAAATCCTCGTGGCGGAAGATTTTGGACACGTATTATCTACTTAACTGAAGGAAAACCTCTTGAGATCGGAAACTGGAATCCTACAGGTCAGTTAGGTGCTGATTTTGATTACCCAGAACCTTCAGAGACTATTGCAACTATTTATCCCAGTCCAGGAAAAACTGTTACTTTTCCTTGTTTTATGGTTCACAGAATACAGCCCACCGTCGATAACAAAAGATGGACTTTTGTTGACTTTTTAAGTACTGTAGGTTATAATGGATTTAACACATCAAGATATAACAATTTGTTAAAAAGGTATTTTAATGAAGATTTTAGGAGTGAGCTCTTATCATCATGACAGCGCTGCTGCTTCTTTAATAGATGGACATATTAAAGGAGCTTCTCATGAAGAGCGTTTTTCTCGTGAAAAGTTTGATAAAAGATTTCCATCTAATACAGTTCGCTGGCTTAGAGATGCTTGGGATGATTGGGATTTTGTCTCTTTCTATGAAGAAACAACTTATGCACAGTTTAAGTCTGAAATAAAACAATATACATCAGCACGTCCTATACTTGTAGATCATCACGAAGCTCATGCTATGAGTTCTATTTGCACTACTAACTGGACCGAGTGTGCTGTTATGGTGGTTGATACTGTAGGTAATCGTTATTCAACATCGCTCGGAGTTTATCGTGACGGACAAATTGAGTGGTTAAAACGCTTTCGTTATCCTAACTCTCTTGGTTTGTTCTATTCAGCTGCTACCCGACTTTTAGGGTTCGAACCTCTTTCTGATGAGTGTAAGGTAATGAGTGCAGCTGCTTATGGAGAGCCGAAATGGGAAAGTTGGATTTATAAGCATATTTTAAACTGGCAATCTCTCGAAGGTGATTATACAGTGCTTCAAAACTTAGAGCGTGGGGTGGGCTTTGGTAGTTTAGATTGGGATATTGCAGCCTCAGTTCAAAGTGTTCTTGAAAAAACTCTTTTAACTTTAAGTTACTGGATTCAACAAGAAACAGGCATGACAAAATTAGCCTATGCAGGTGGAGTTGCTCTTAATTGTGTTGCTAATACTAAACTTTTAACTCTTACTCCGTGGGATAAAATTGCGATTCAACCAGCAGCTGGAGATGCAGGATGCGCTATTGGTGCAGCTGCGTTAATAGAACGACCTTTATGGGAAACTCCTTATCTTGGTGTTGAATCTTCTAATAATATTTTAGCAGATGATTGTGCGGATCGAATTATACGTGGCGAGATTGTACCTGTAATAAATGGAAGAGCTGAGTTTGGTCCTCGTGCTCTTGGAAATCGATCATTGCTCTGCGCACCAACTCCTGATAATATTAAAAAACTTGATATTATAAAGGAGCGATATGATGATTCGTGGAGGCCGTATGCGCCTATATGCCAAGTTGAAGAAGCAAATAAGTTTTTTGAAGTGCATCAACACTGCCCTTATATGTTGTTTGTTTCTAACATTATTGATGGTAATTTTACCACTCATGATATGACTGCCAGACTTCAAACTGTTACAGGATCCTCAAATCCTTATCTTTGGAAGGTACTCGAAAAAACTCGACAATATGGGTATCCCATTCTTATAAATACCAGCTTAAATACGAAAGGAAAACCCATTGTCAACACAGTGGAAGATTTTAAAAGAGAAGTTCAATTACACGACTGAGGTAGACACTGATACTCTTCCTACAGGCAGAACTTATCACACACCTGATGGATCATATCCATCTATTACAACAGTTTTAGGAAAAACCTCAGACAATACATGGTTACAACGATGGATTGATAAGGTTGGAGAGGAGGAGGCTCGCCGTGTTTCTAAAGAAGCTACAGACCGTGGGACGTTGGTTCATGAGTTTGCTGAAAGACACTTCAACGGAGAAAACATCTGGGAAGAAATCTCGTTACAGAAGTTGGATGTTAGACAAATGAGCCGGGATTTAATTCGTGCTACAGAACGAGGTATTGAAGAGATTTGGGGGCAAGAACAAGTACTTTGGTCTAACAAATATCAATATGCTGGGCGTTGTGACATGGTTGGAGTTTGGAAAGGCAAACCTACAATTATTGATTTTAAAACCTCAAAAAAGAAAAAATCTTCTAAACAAATTACAGACTATTATATTCAAGGATGTGCATATGCTGTAGCTCATAATGAGATGTATGGAACTGGTATAAGAGATATTGCAATTATAATGACTATTGACGGTGACGATCCCATAATTTTTGAACAAGACGCAGTTCCATTTTTACCTCTTTTAAAAAACAGGAGACAACAATATGATCAATTGGTTAATCAACAAGTATAAAGACTGGCAATTTGAGAGAGAGTTTCAAAAACGTAAAAAAGAACTCATGGAACTTGATCCTTTTATCTACGAAATTCCTGAAGAAAAACCGCATAAAGATCCTACGAGATACGATACTTGGGAACATAAAGGTAAAGATATAGACTTTTAAATGACACGTCGTATTAAAAAACCATTAAAGGATTTTTTTGATAATCACTCTTTGACAGATGCTGAAAAATCTTTTATATTAGGTTGTATTCAGGCACAGAATAAATTTCCTCAACTGACGCAACGTCAGTGGGATATAGTTTGTGATATAGAAAAGAGATACAATAATGGCAAAAATTCCAGGAGTGCGCAGACTTCCAAGCGGAAAAATTGAATATCGCGGAAAGAAATTTGATGGATTCAACAAACCAAGACGGTCAGACCGATCAGAAAAAAAAGGTATGGTGTTGGCAAAAGAAGGTGAAAAAGTTCGACTCATACACTTCGGAGATGCGTCAATGGGGCATAACTATTCTCCAGAAGCAAGAAGAAGTTTTAAAGCCCGTCATGCAAAAAACATCGCCAAAGGAAAAATGTCAGCAGCTTATTGGGCTGACAAAGTGT